AAAGCCTCGTTGGCCTTGGTTCTAATTCCCAAAGCCACCTTCACCGTGTCGACGAATTTCAACTTCTGCTCCTCAGTAAGCCCGGTGCGATCCTTGCCAGTTAAGAGCCTCTCTACTCTCATCTGTTCAACGATTTTCCTGGTTTCCTGAGCCGCAACATCTCCCACAACCGCTTTCAGCTTCTCCTCGAAAATTCTGTCAACAACTCCTGCAAATTTTTGCTCCAAAACTTCTAAAATTTTTTCGTCCATTTTATTTCATCGAGGCACGGATTTTTTCTTTTGTTTTTCTCAATCCGTCCTCAACAACTTTATCTACTTTCTGCAAGACTTGGCGAAGGAATAAAAAATCCTCCAACTCTTTTAACCCTGCAGGATCTCGACCATTTTTTGCCCCTTCCTCGGGCTTGCCACCCTGAAGTTTTTGCTCCAAGGCACCAATTTGTTTTTCTTTAAATAAATCTATTATGTTTTTTGAATGTGTTTCAATTGTCGTTCTTATCTGCGATAATTCTGCTGAAACTTTTTCTGCTAAATCATCTTCCTTTGATTTTTGCTCTTCGCTTTCGTTCGGTTTTTGTTCGCCTTCTTTCGGCTTATCCTCCTCTTTCGGTTTTTCTGCTTCATCCTTTACGGGAACAATCAAGCCTTTAGTAATAAATGCATCCGTGTCTATTCCGGCCTTGCTTAATGTTGATAATGCAAAAGGATTCGCCGGCACCGGAACAAAAGACCATTCCAGCAATTCTGCTTTTGTAATATTGTTATCCAATCTTTCTTTTTCTATAAACCCAACTGATGCCGTTCTGACAAATCCCGCATCATAAAGTTTCCTAACTTGCTGGGCAAAAGGATTGGCCTCTGCCGGAGCAAATTTTCCTGTTGCAATCAGCTTGCCGTCTTTTTCCTCGACTGACTCTGTCATTCCTATCGGCGGATTCATATAATCATGAGCCCATAAAACCACAGGGTTATTCTTGTAAAATCCCAAATCCCAGCCTTTTGGATCTATGCTTTCTCCCATTCTATCCACATCGCCGGTGGAGATAATCACCTGAAAACTACCCGAATCTTCAGAGCTCTTTATTTTCGCCAACATTTCCTGGACTTCTTTTTCTTTCAGATGCGATGAAATCTTTTCTTTAATTTCATCTGTTAATTTTTGAAAAGTAGTTTTAAATTCCATTTTTCATTTGCTATTGTTTTACTTATTGCTCGACCTTTGGCTCTGGTTGTTTATTTTTCCTGCCCTTCAGCTCTTCTTTAATAAAATCCAGTTTAGCCTTTAGCTCTGAATAATCAGGAGTAGCATCACTCCACGCCATCCAAGCATCAAATCCCTCAATCTTTAATTGATCGTCGGTTAAGGTCGCTGTTGCTATTTTTAATGCCTCTAATTTCATTTTTTTTATTTCCGCCTTATTTTTTTCGTGCGGAATTTTTTATTTAATATCTCTAACGGGGATACATGGAAGTTGATCCCATCTATATTTAAGTCCGAATCGTTGCGTTATTTTCTGGGATAAATTTGCTGTCAGATTATTCCAATAGGTTTCTCCGTCGACGGTTGATGAAAACATTTGTACGCGTAAATCATCGTAAAACATCTGATCCAAGTATGGCGGCGAGCCATATCCAAATGCATAGCATAAACCGGATAATTCATTGATGTTTGCCATTCTCCAATCGTTATACCCAGCGAATTCCAGGCTTTCGCACCTATTTATATTTTCATCAAAAATTGCTGGTGCTATGTTTGAAAAATTATTCGCGAGAACCCATTGCGTTTCCCGCCAATAATCCGAATGTTCCGCTCTGTCATTTTCCATCTCAAATGTGTTAGATATTTGCGACCAATTACTTGGGTTTTCAATTCTGTCTAAACCGAATAGGGATGGTGCAACTTGCGACCAATAGCTCGGATTAGAGTATATCTCCAATCCGAATAAATCCGTTCCGCAGTCATACCAATACCCTGCATCTTTGTCGAATTGGAATAATGATGTCCCATAATCTGTCCAATATCCTTGAGCTAAATCAGTCCAGAAATCACCGCTTGAGTAATGTGAATTATTACACATATAATAATGGCCATCCCACACATAAACCCTATCACCGGAATTATACCAATAATATGACCACCAATAATTTGGCCAATAAACCGAATAATGATATGTTGTGCAGAAATAATAATGACCATCATCCGGCACGTATATTTTGTCACCCCAGTTATACCAATAACCGCCCGGGTTCCAGTAATTGGGAGAATACATGCTCATATGATCTTGCTGGGCAACATAAATTCCAAGTGACGTTCTTATAGTTTGCCCAACATAATACCAATAGCCATTTGCATTCCACCAAGGAATGTCATCTGCTCTGCTTGTATGATCTTGGTTGCACTGAAAATATTCACCCGTAGCTGAATCTTTTTTCTGATCTCCAGCCATGTAATAAGTCTGCGGATACCAATCGTCTGGTCGTCCTCTGCTGTTATGACCAACTGCACAAACATATCTCCGGTTGTAAATTAAATCATTCACAATATAGCCTGCACTGTACCAAGTGTTGTTATACCAATCTCCGGCATAGCCGACAGCTAAATTGTCGCCAGTCACGCCAATTACTCCCGGAATCATTCTTAAAACCGATTTCGGAATCATTGTTTTTAGGGCCCTATCTGTAACCGTCCCATTGCCATTGTCTACAAACCTGCTACCAAAAAGAGGCATGCCTTTTTGATAATAGCCATCGTCATAATTCGAATAGACGCCGGATTGCCCCGTTTTAGGTATCCCACCAGAATTTGGTTTTGATTGAAATTGGGCCATGAATTTATTTAATATCCAATATCCATTCCACTCCGTCTCCAGAATAAGTTGCGTCAATCCATATGTCATCCAAGTCATCAACAACAACCCTGATTGAATCCCATGCATAAAGCTTGAAATGCGAAGTGCCGGTGTTTAATGCGGTTGCCGAAGAAAAACCGACTGTAATAATTCCATTATTCATGCTTTTGGCTTTAACAACGACCTCCTGCTTTCCCGGTATATTAAGGGGATCCAACTTCACGGGGACTCCGCTTACATCCACATTTTTTTGTCCTGTTTTAATTGGCATAAATTTTTGATATTAATTTTAATCAATGCTTATTTCCTCGGGCCTGATATAACAGCGGCAGTCCGGATGCAAAGGCGGGTTTCCAACATCAGAATAATCTATATCCATTTTCCCGCCATTTTTCCCGGTTAAACTGTCGCCCTTGTCATACCAGTTTTCGTCTATCTCCACTATCTTGCCATTCAGTGGATCGCAGAATTCGCACACCCTTTCATCTATGGCTGTATACCATCTTAAAGTTTTTACTACTCCTGACTGCCTCCATGCCTCTTTAGTTGCCGAATTGGCTACGCGAAACGATTCAGTTCTTGCCACTCTTTCTGCTCTTACTGCATCAGACCATTCATAAATTTGCCTCACTCTATCAGTTAATTCCGTCAGACTTTCCCCATTGTCAAGGCCTTCCTGCAATTTTTGTTTCAAAAGTTGCAAAGTCGTTTGGTTATAATTTTCAGACATTAAAGAAATTGCTTTATCTAATGCCCTCACGGCCCTTTCTATGTTTGCTTCGAAGGCCTGCTCAGCCCCTATCAACTTTAGTGCTTCATCGCCTTCTTTTTTAAAAAGGTCTTTAAGTAGAGGCGTAACGCCGTCGATTAAAACAGCAACCTCTTCATCCTCATTGAATAATTTTTCAAAATTAATTTCTTGTTTTTTCCCTTCCAATTTACTAATTACTTTTTCTCTTTGCTCGCTGTTAAAATCCTTTATTTTTTTATTCATTGCTTTTTCATAAGGCACAATTCTCGATACAAATCCTTTCCATGCAACTTCCCATTTTTCCTCGTCAAAAGCATTGATGACGCTTTTTATATTTTCTTCTAAAATATTCCTAGCCTCTTTGCTGATTATTTCCGAAAGCTCTTTTCTCTTTTTTAAGCTCTTCGAAAATCTAACCGACGGCTTTCCTTGATTTTTTATACTTAATTTTGCTTTCGTTTGTTTTATGGGACTTCCCAGTGGCACCAATGAAAAGTTAGTCATGACGCTATCTCCGCCATCCACCGGCGGCAGTCCTTCCCTTTCCCTGATTTCATTGATCGATGCATACGCCTGTCCACCCAATGCCTTCTCATATTCCAT